AGCTCGAAGGGACGACCGTCCGCAGGGCATCCGTCCACAATGTCAGCATTGTGCGCGCCCTGCAGCTGGGGATCGGTGACCGGCTGACCGTCTATAAGGCCAATATGATCATTCCCCAGATCGCCGAGAACCTGACCCGGTCCGGCACGCTGGAGATCCCCTGTCAATGTCCGGTCTGCGGCGGGAAGACCGAGATCCGGCGCGAGATCGACAGCATCAAGCGCTACATCACGAAGCTCCTGAAGGACGCCGGATCCTATGAGCCCCGGCTTGGCTACCAGATCGAGTCGGTGGCCTCGGACATCATCATCTACCGCCGGCTCCGTGACCAGCTGCTTATGCGGACGGACTTCCTGGTGACCGAGAAGTCCCGCGAGGGCTTCGACCGCACGAAGGTCACCTCCCTGGTGATGGAGGTCCGCCTTCAGTCGGAGCGCGTCCAGAAGGGCCTCGACCTCCTGCTCATGAACGTCAAGAGCAAGAAGGGCAAGGGAGGCGGAAAGGACGCCCTGTCCGAGTTTATGGAGGCGATGAGGGAGGAGGAATAGGATGACCGAGGAGGAGAAGCAGGGGCTGCGGCTGCTGAAGGCGGACGTCATCGTCTACCTGCAGGGCTCGCGGGAGGCGCTGTACAAGCGCTTCCGGGAGGCGCTCATCGAGACGGATCCGCGCATCGGCGAGTATGTCCTGGAGTGCATCCTCCATCCGGAGGCGCACAACCTCTACGAGCTCCTGGGCGTCAAGCGTTTCTTCTACCTCCTCGGGAAGTATGAGTGGAGGCCCAAGAAGGTCCGCCACTTTTTCAAGTTCTACGAGGCGCTGAAGTTCTCCGGGCTGGACGGCCGCCGGCGCTACAGGCTGACGCCGGTGCAGGCCTTCATCTTCGCGAACATCTACGGCTTCTACAACGCGGAGGGGCTTCGCCTCATCCGGCTCGCCTACCTGTTCGTCCCGAGGAAGTTCTCCAAGACCACGAGCGTGGCTTCCCTCGCCCTGTACGACATGCTGTTCGGCGACCACAACGCCCAGGCTTACATCGGCGCGAACTCCTACCAGCAGGCGAAGATCTGCTTTGACGAGATCCGCGCCATCATGACGGACCTGGACCCGGACGGCAACCACACCCGGGTCAACCGCGAGCAGATCTTCTTCAAGGACCGGACGCGGGACAGCCTCATCCGCTGCCTGACGTCCAACGCCCGCACGCTGGACGGCCTCAACGCTTCCCTCGCCATCCTGGACGAGTATGCCCAGGCGCGGGACACCGCCGGCCGGTCCGGCGCCTCCCTGAAGAACGTCCTCACCTCGTCGATGGGTGTGAGGAAGCAGCCGCTGACCGTGGTCTGCACGACCGCCTCCGACGTGGTGGACGGCCCCTTCGCCCGCGAGCTGGACGGCGTCAAGCAGGTGCTGCGCGGCGAGCTGGAGAACGACACCCTCTTCGCCGCCATCTTCGAGCCGGACGTGGACGACCAGGAGGGAGATCCGGCCACCTGGCGGAAGGTGCAGCCGCACTTCGGCATCACGGTCCGGGAGGACTACTACGCGAAGGAGTGGGCGGACGCGCAGCTCTCCGCCGACAAGCGCCTGGAGTTCCGGACGAAGCTGCTGAACATCTTCACCGTGAACGAGCGTACGGCGTGGATCCCTGCGCGGGTGGTCGGCGAGGCTTCCCGCCATTTCGGCCTCGGCGAGTTCGGGCGCGTGCCCGCCATGTGTGCGCTCGACCTGTCGGAGAGCGACGACTTCTCAGCCATCACTTTTGGCATCTACAGGCAGACGGAGCGGTCCTTCTGGTTCTTCACCCGCTACTTTTTTCCGGAGGGTGCCTTGGAGGGCCATCCGAACGAGCAGCTCTACAGGATCTGGGCGGAGCAGGGGCATCTCACCCTCACGCCCGGGGACGTCATCGACTACCGGGCCATCGTGGACGCCGTGCTGGACGCGAACCGGGAGGTGGAGCTGCTGTCCATCGGCTACGACCCCTGGAAGAGCCAGGAGGTCATCAATATGCTCGCGGCGGCCGGTGCGAAGAACGTCCTCCGGCCGGTCAAGCAGACCTACGGCTATTTCACCGCGCCCGTCCAGTCCTTCGAGCACGGCATCAAGACCGGGCACGTCTTCCTGAACGACAACCCCATCAACGGCTTCTGCTTCGGGAACGCCGTCCTGGACGAGGACAACCTGGAGAACAAGAAGCCCATCAAGCGGGCGGCCGACCGGAAGATCGACGGCGCCATCACCACGCTCATGTGTCTGCGCCTGTTCATCGACTACGAGCGCTAAGGGTACCATTTCCGGCTTTGCGCGCGGATTGTAGATAAAGCAACCACGCATGAGCCTCTTCACGCGCATATTCAGCCGCAGGGCGACCGTTCGGCGGGAGTCGGAAGGTGAGAAGAAGCAGCCCCCGACACCTCGGGAGGGTGGCAAGCTGTGGCCCTATTATTCGGGCGACACGGCTCTCTGCGTCGCCACCGTGTACCGGTGCGTCAAGATCCTGTCCGAGAGTGTCGCGAAGCTCCCCGTCCAGGTCATGCGCCAGAAGGACGGGGTCTATGTCGACGACCGCAGCAGCCGGCTGTCGTACCTCCTGAACGTCCAGCCCGACCCGCTCACCAATGCCTTCGACTTTTGGGCGAGGGTCATCCAGAACCTGCTGATGGAGCCCGGGAACGCCTACATCGTCCCGGTCTACTCCACGGCGCTGATGGACTTCGAGCGCTTCGTGCTCTGCAGCCCCGGTTCCGTTTCCCACGACACCTCCAACGACCTCTACAACATCCACGACGTGGCCAACGGCCTGGACGGCGTGTTCCAGGAGCACGAGGTGATCCATATCAAGGGCCTCACGGCCTACGACGCGAAGATGGGCCTGTCCGTGCTGGCCTTCGCTCGCCTGACGATGGACATCGCCCGCGTCGGCGACGCCGAGACCTACGACCGGTTCCGCAACGGCGGCAACGTCCGCGGGCTGGTGACCAACGACACCTCGGTGCGCGGCTTCGGCGAGTACCAGGACGAAGAGTTGAAGAAGACCGCGACTGACATTGACGGGCAGTTCCACAGCGGGAAGCACATCGTGAGCCTCCCCGGCCAGGTGGACTTCAAGCAGCTGTCCCTGACCTCGACCGACCTGCAGTTCCTGGAGTCCCGCAAGTTCACGGTCCGCGAGGTCTGCCGGTTCTTCGGCGTCCCGCCGTCCTTCGTCTTCGACGACACGTCCAACAACTACAAGAGCGCCGAGATGGCGAGCGTGGACTTCCTGAACAACACCCTGGACCCCATCCTCCGGAAGATCGAGTGCGAGCTCCAGCGGAAGCTGTTCACCCCGTCGCAGTATGGGAAGCGGAAGGTCCAGTTCGACCGGCGCGGCCTGTATGCCTGCGACCTGGACAGCCGGGTGAAGTATCAGGCGGCCACCATCGCCGCCGGCCTGTACACCGTCAACGAGTGGCGTCGGGAGGAAAACAAGCGGCCCGTCGAGGGCGGCGACAAGGTCCTCGTGTCCGCCAACCTGAAGGGCATCGACGAGCTGACCGCTCAGCCTGAGCCCCAAAAACCTGAAGAAACCAATGAAGAGTAAGACCGAAGAGATCCGCCGGGAGCTGCTGACCATTTGCGCCGAGCTCCACGTGCGCGAAGCCGGCGAGGGCGAGGCCCCCAGCCGGACCATTGTCGGCCGTGCCATCCTGTTCAATACCCCGTCCAGGCCCCTCTGGTCGGATGAGGATGAGGAGGCCGTCGAGGTCATCGCCCCCGAGGCAATCACCCGGGAGGTCCTGGATGCCTGCGACATCAAGATGACCATGTTCCACGACCGGCAGCTCATCCTCGCCCGTTCAAAGAAGGGCAAGGGCACGCTGTCCTATGAGGTGGACGACAAGGGCGTCACCTTCTCCTTCGAAGCCCCGAACACTGTGGACGGCGACAAGGCCCTGGAGCTGGTGCGCCGCGGCGACCTGGCCGGCTGTTCGTTCATGTTCTCCACCCACTACTGGGACGAGGGCTTCGTCTCCCGTTCCGTGGAGATCCGTGACGACAAGACCTACATCACCTACACGGTGCGTCAGGTCACCGGCATCTATGACTTCACCCTTGCTGCGGATCCTGTCTACGATGGGACCGAAGTGGACACCCGCGAGATTCGTGAGGCGTCCAAGCCCGAGCCGCCGAAGGTGGAGGAGGCGAAGCCTGACACTGAGAAGATCAAAGAGCAGCTGCGCGAAATGCGCCGCGCTGCAACTGACAAAATATTTGTTTAACCCCAAGTTTTTCCAGACATGAAGAAAAACACTATCAACGTTCGCGAGCTGGTGCAGAGGTACCAGGCGAACTGCGACCGCATCAGCGAGATCGCCGATGCGTGCGAGACGGAGCAGCGTGAGCGCAACGAGGCCGAGACCAAGGAGTTCGAGGCTCTCAGCCGCGAGAACCAGCTGCTGAGCATGCGGATCCAGGCGGCCGCCGCCGAGAACCTCCGCGAGAACGTCCCCGGTAAGGACATGGACACCCAGGTCCGTGAGCTCCTGTACTCCGGCAAGATCGCGACCATCCGCCTCATGCGCGAGGTCACCCCTCAGACCACAGCGGCCCTCGCCAACACTGGCATCATCCCGACCGTCCAGCAGGAAATGCTGAAGCCCCTCCGCGCCGGTCTCATCTGGGACAAGGTCGGCATCAACATCCGCACCGGCCTCGTCGGCACCCTCCGCTGGCCCACGCACAGCAAGGCTGTGGCCGCTTGGAAGGATGAGGCTGCTGAGCTCACCGACTCCAGCATCAACTTCAACAAGCTCGAGATGACCGGCGACCGTCTCGGTATCGCCATCCCGGTCACGAAGGAGGAGCTGGACAACAGCGTCGGCATTGTGGAAGGCGTTATCCGCGAGGAGATGCCGCAGTCCATCGCGGACGCCATCAACGCCGTCCTGTTCAACCCGGCGAACACGAAGTCCCCGTTCTATGGCGCCGGCACCTCTGGCAAGGCTGCCAAGGTCACCATCACCCCTGCCGCCCCGACCCGGAAGCAGTTGCTGGAGATGAAGGCCACCGTGCTCGGCTCCGGCATCCGACCGGTTGCCCCTTGCTGGGTCATGTCTGAGGCTATGAAGGTGATCCTCGAGGACACCAAGGTGGACGCCGGCTCCGGTCGCTTCGTTTGCGAGAACGATCACATCCTCGGCTACCCGGTCTTCACGACTTCGGTCATCGGCAACGACAAGATCGGCTTCGGTGACTTCTCCTACCAGGCCGCCGGATTCTTCGGAGGCATGGACCTGGTCGTGGATCCGTACACCCTGGCGCGCCGTCACGCCGTTGACTTCGTGCTCAACACGAACTTCGGCACCGTGACCCTGCGTCCGGAAGCCTTCTGCCTCGGCGCCGGAGCCTAAACCACTGAGCCATGGAACTGGACATCATGCTCCTCAAGAAGCAGGTCCGGGCGGACGACTTCTACCAGGACGACGCCTACCTGCAGCATCTGCTGGACACCGCGACGGAGACCGTGGTCACCTACACGAACCGCAAGCGGGAGGACCTCGTCGACGATGAGGGCAACCTCCCGAAGATGCTCCAGCAGGCCGTCCTCATGCTCGCCGCGCACTGGTACAACCAGCGCGAGAGCGTGTCCACGGTCGTGATGCACGAGGTGCCTGATTCCGTCCAGACCCTGGTGAAACCTTTCAGGAGACTGGTATGATCGCGGGACGCCTGACTGAGTTCGTCGAGCTCCGGAAACCTGTCGTAGAGACGGACGCCTTCGGGTCGGAGGTAATCTCCTACCCGAAGGGCCGCCTCGTCCACGCCGAGGTCAACTGGAAGTCCGGCCACATCAGCCAGGAGGCGTCCGAGCTCTTCCCCGACGGGCGGGTGGAGGTCATCATCTACGCCGCCCATCAGGTGGAGGAGAAGTGGAGGGTCATCTACCAGGGCGTCACCTACACGGTGGGCGCCATCGAGTTCAACAGGCGGAGGGGCCTCAAGCGGCTCGTCTGCGACAAGGTGAACGAGTAATGGCGCGCTCCCTGGAATACGATGACGCGCAGCTCCGCGAGCTCTTTGCCCAGATGGACGAGAAGCAGCGGAGCAAGGCGATGAAGAGCGCCTTCCGCGCCACTGCAAACCTGCTGCGCCGGAGCGCCATCTCGAACCTCCAGGCGGATCTCCACAGCGGCCGCGACCTCGAGAGGGGCGTGCGCGCCCTGGTGTTCAAGCAGAAGCTGGGCTTCCGCGTCACCGTGGGCACCGTCCTCCGCAAGAGCAAGGACCGCACCCGGATCGTCACGAAGAAGGGCTTCCACCTCACCCGGGCCGGGCTGGAGAAGCCGGTCCTGATCTGGGCCGAGGACGGCACCAAGGAGAGGCGGCTGAAGGGCTCCCGCGGGTCTCACAGGACAAAGACGGGATTCCGGAAGCGCTACCTGTTCAACGGCGCCTACAGGGGCCGGATGCCGGCCTTCCAATTCATCGTCAAGGCCAACCGGCAGGTTGGCCCGCAAATCAACCAAACCCTCCAGGAGAGCTTCCGGGCCTCCGTGGAAAAGACTGCGAAAAAGTATGGCTGCATCGTCTAAGCCTGTCACCTCCCTCAGCGTGGGCCTGCTGGTCCGCGACCTGCTTATCTCCGACGAGCGGGTCGCCGCCCTGGCCACCAAGGTCTACCCCGTGGTCGCCGAGGAGAACGCCCAGCTCCCCTACGTCTGCTACCGTCGTGCGAACTACGACCGGCAGCCGGCGAAGGGTCCCGGGCAGGGCGCCGACACGGTAGCGCTCGAGATGCTCTGCTACGGCAGGACCTATGCGGAGAGCATCGACCTCGCCGAGGCCGTCCGGGCCTGCCTGGACCACCAGAGCGCGGCCTATGAGGATGAGGACGGCCACCGCCTGGTGGCGCGGTCCATCGACCTGGAAGGCTCCGAGGAGGGCTGGTCCGACGACGCCTACGCGCAGTCCCTCGTCTTCACTGTAAGAGTCAACAACGTTTAATACTGCAGAATTATGCCTACTGTCAAAACTGGATACGTCAACGGCAGCGACCTGCTGCTGAAGGTGGGGGGCAAGGCTATCGGCCACTGCACCACCCACACGACAACCTTCAACACCGAGACGAAGGACCGGAGCGTGAAGCCTGTGGCCTCCGCCTCCATCTCCGCCGGCTTGTGGAAGGGTAAGGGCGTCACCGGCCTCGGCGTCAGCATCTCCTTCGAGGGCCTTACGAACTACGAGGAGACCGAGGGCGGCTTCAAGACCCTCCTCAACGCCTGGAAGACTGGGCAGCCGATCGAGGTCATCGCCCTCGAGCGCGAGAACACCGACCCGTACCTGACCGGCTCCTTCGTCATCGCCTCCCTGGAGCAGAGCGCGCCTGCCCAGGACGACGTCACCTACTCCGGCACGCTGGAGAACAACGGCGAGGTTACCATCGACCCGTCCAAGATCACCGGCGAAAGCCTCACCTAATCCTGTATGAAAACGGCCATCAACATCCAGGTCGGCGACCGTGTCTATCCTTTCCGGATGACCCTCGGGGCGATGATTCGCTTCAAGAGGGTCACCGGCAAGGACCTCGCGCGGGAGGAGCTCGACTCGGGCAACATCGAGGAGGTCGCGCAGCTCCTGTATGCCTGCCTCGCGTCCGCGTCAGTCGCGGACCGGATCCCGTTCTCGCTGACGTTCGACGAGTTCTGCGACAACCTGTCCGCCGAGGACATGCTCGCCATGCAGGACCTGCTGGCGAACCAGCCCGAGTCGCCGGATCCGGCGCCCGGGGACGGAGGCGGGGAAGAAAAAAAAAGTTAGCGGACATCGAGGAGGCCCTGGGTGTGGCCCTGGGCTGCATCGGCCTCTCCTACGATGACTTCTGCGCCCTGTCTCCGGCTGAGTTTAACCAGGTCCACCGGAGCTGGGCGGAGCGAGAGAGAGAAAGGCTGCACGGTGATTGGGAACGGACGCGAGTCATGGCCACCATCTTCGTGCAGCCTCATTTGAAGAAGACGGTGGACCCCCGGAAGCTGCTCCCTCTTCCGTGGGACGCGAAGCCAAAGAAGGGCCCCGTGAAGAAGAGCACCCGGGAGAGGTTCGAGTACTTGAGAGATAAATTTGCAAGCGATGTCGACAATCAGTATAACATACAAGCTGCAGGGGAACGCGAAGGACCTCAAGGCGCTGATCAATGACGCGAACGGCCTGGAGAAGGCCTTCAACGGCGCCGCCGTCCAGGCGGAACAGCTGCCGAAGCGGATGGGCGGCTTGCGTTCGCTCACCGGATCCCTCACCAAGTCCCTGGCGGGTATGGCCGCGGGACTCGTCGGCGTGCGTGCCCTCGTGAAGGGCGTGGGCGACGCGGTGAACACGATGAAGGAGTTCGAGCGCGCCAACTCCGAGCTGGCCGCCGTCCTTGGAAAGTCCGCCTCCGAAATCGACGGCCTCACCGAGTCCGCGATGGAGCTCGGGCGGAGGACGTCCTTCACCGCCGCGGAGGTGACCTCCCTGCAGACCTCCCTCGCCCGCCTGGGCTTCTCGGAGGGCCAGATCACCGCGATGCAGGAGAGCGTCCTGAAGTTCGCCGCCGCCGTCGGCACCGATCTCGCCAGTGCGGCCGACTTCTCCGGCGCCGCCCTGCGGGCCTTCGGCTTGAACGCCTCCGACTCCCGGCAGCTGCTGGACCTCATGGCGGCGTCCACTTCCAAGTCCGCCCTGTCCTTCTCCAAGCTCCAGACCTCCATCTCCGTGGTCGGCCCGGTCGCCGCTTCCTTCGGCCTGAACGCCCGCGACACGGTCGCCCTCCTGGGCGTCCTGTCGAACGCCGGCTTCGACGCCTCCAGCGCGGCCACCGCCCTGAGGAACATCCTCCTGAGCCTCGCCGATTCCAACGGTAAGCTGGTGCAGGGCCTCGGCCATACAGCGACCACGATGCCGGAGATCATCGACGCCCTGCAGGAGCTGTCCGACCGCGGCGTGGACCTGAACACCCAGCTGGAGATGACGGACAAGCGCTCCGTCGCCGCCTTCAGCGCCCTCGTCAAGGGGGCCGGGGATGTCCGTGAGCTGTACGATGCCCTCGGCGACGCCAACGGCGCCCTGGACCAGATGTACAACACCATGACGGACAACCTGGAGGGCGCCATCAAGCGCGTGGGCTCCGCTTGGGAGGACCTCATCCTCCAGTTCCGGAAGTCCACCGGCGTCCTGACGCAGGGCGCCGACCGGTTCGCCCGCGGGCTGAATGTCTTCTCCAACATGTCGAAGGGTATGTCCGGACGCGACGCGAGGATCGCCTCTCTCGGCGACGCCTTCATTGGCACCGGCACGCTCAGGACCCTGGAGGAGTACGACGCGGCCATCTCCAGGATCGAGGCGAAGGAGAGGATGACCGCGAAGGAGCGCAGGACGCTGGACGTGCTGCGCTACGCCCGGAACAAGGTGTGGCTGGAGCAGATGAACACGGCCATCAATGCCATGGGCGAGGAGGAGGGCGCGGTCACGGATCTGGCCGGGGCCGTCACCTCCGGAGGGAACGCCGCCGGCGGATCCGCCGACAAGCATAAGGGCCTCGCCGAGGCCGTCCAGGACTACGCCCGCTCCGTCGAGCGCGCCGTCCAGGTCAACCAGGAGCTGGGCGGGAAGCAGAGCGACGAGATCGTCCGGCTCGACGCCATGCGCTCCGGCATCACCAGCCTCATCAACAAGTACGGCGCAGAGAACGAGGCGGTGCGCAGGCTCATCCAGGAATACAACGACCTCCTCGCCGCCCGCCGTGCGTCTCTCCTTTCGTCCGGTCCCAGCCTGACCGGCGGCCCCAGCTTGAGCGGATCCGCGCAGGTTATGGGCAAGAAGGCGCAGCTCCCCGGCCTGGTGGGTACCGACATCAAGAAGTACACGAAGGAGACCACGAAGGCGATGACACAGACCGAGGCCCTGCAGACTACGGTCGGCGCCCTGTCCGGCGTGTTCCACGACCTCGCCGGCGCCGTTGGCGAGTCCGCCGCGGCTTGGCTGGAGTGGGGCTCGAACCTCATGTCCTCCATCGCCCAGGCGCTCCCGCAGCTGACCGCCCTGTTCGTGAAGCAGAACGCGGCCGCGACAGCCAACACGGCGGCCGCAGCTTCCGGAGGCGCGTCCGCCGTGGCGTCCATCCCTTACGTCCGCCC